GACTTGCAATCTGGGGAGCCTATTATTTAGGGAGACGAGATGGTATTTCCATGACACTAGATTATATGAAAGAAAAGAAACAGATAGATTTTGACGACTAACCTAAAAAATAGTTCTTGACTTTTTGGTATGTTTTTGATATAATAACAATATCGGGAGTATTATATAAATATTCTCGATATTTTGGTGTATCTACCGACTTGGAGATACAAAGTGTTTAACAAATCGTGAACATTTGGAGGAATAATTATGACGATTGATTTTAACAAAATTTGGCTAGGTATGGAAAACGACTGGTATATGAAAAATACAGATACCTCATACCCTAGATATAACATAGTCGAAAATACAGTAGCAGGCAGTTTTCGTTTAGAGATTGCTGTGCCAGGCTGGCAACAAGAAGAACTAGAGTTAATTCAGGATAGAACTGAATTAATGATAAGAGGGAAAAAAGAACAAAAACTAACCAAAGATGAGCAGTTTGTTCATCAAGGGTTAAGTCTCAAGTCTTTTGAACGAAAGTTCATTATTAATGCTGACATTAAAGTAGACAATGTCGAATTAGCAAATGGCTTATTGACAATCGCCTTGTCTAGAACTCCAGATTCCACACGAAAGATTTTGGAGATAAATAGTGGAAACAATAGTTAAAAAACTAAGACAAGGTGCGAGTAAATTAAATCAAGTTAAAAATACAGAGTTAAGCGATGGTTTACCCCTCACACTAACTTTATGTATGATAGCTTTCTTATTTTGGGGAGCAACTTCGATTTAATTCAAAACACTATGGAAATTAGTAAAAAAGCAGTTGAAAAACTAAAAGAACGAATTGCCACAGCAAATGCCTGTGGCATTCGTTTACAATTAAAACCAGCTGGTTGTAGCGGATATAAATATGATTTAAGTTATGTTTTTAAACGACCTAATTTAAATGATATGGTATATCAAAACATACTATATATTGATACACTAAGCTTACCTTTTGTAGAGCAAGTAAAAATAGATTGGGAACAATCAATTTTAGGAGAAGAATTTGTATTTATAAACCCTCTTGAAACAACTAGATGTGGTTGTGGAGAGAGTTTTCACATGGAATAAAAATGATAAAAATTTATGGAAAAGAGGATTGTCCTTTTTGTGATAGAGCCAAACAACTGTGTAGTAGTAAAGAAATACCTTTTAGATACTATCAACTTGGACAGGACTATGAGATAAGAGAACTTATGGAATTAGTACCGACTGCAAGAACAATGCCTCAAATATTCAAAGAATATAACGAAGAAGACACAATAGAATCTACGCCACTTTATCATATAGGTGGTTTTACAGAATTACAAGAGTGGCTTAAATGAAAGTATATTACTTCCCCCAAGACGAACTACCATCAGCAGTAGACGATGCTGCTGATGTTATGTCGTCTTATAAAAAAGAAACAACAGAAGAATGGCATAACAATCTTATGGAAAAGTATCGAAAGATATGGAAAGAAAAAGGTTGTATGCATTGGAGAGATAATGAACATAAGTAAAGAAGGCATAGCCTTAATTAAAAAGTTTGAAGGCTGTGAGCTAGAAGCATATAAATGTCCAGCAGGTGTTTGGACAATAGGATATGGGCATATAAAAGGAGTGCAAGAAGGAGATGTAATTACATTAGAAGAAGCAGAAGATATGTTAGTAGAAGAACTACATGAGTATGAAAACTATATAAACGATATGGTAACAGTAGGATTAACTCCTTCTCAGTTTGATGCTTTAGTTGCTTGGGTATTCAATCTCGGTCCGACTAATCTTAGGGAGTCTACCTTATTAAGAGTACTAAATGAAGGTAATTATGAAGAAGTTCCTGCTCAAATTAAAAGATGGAATAAAGCAGGAGGAGAAGTATTAAATGGACTTATACGCAGAAGAGAAGCAGAAGCTCTTCTTTTTCAAGGAGAACCTTGGGAACATGTCTAAAATAAAGTTATCATCTGAAATGCTAATGAAAGCGGCGCAGCACGCTGCTGAAAGAGGAATGTCTTTAGAAGAATACATAGAGGAGTTTGCCAGACTATTACAAAATAAAATTCAACAAGAAAAAGCAGATATAGAGGCAGATTTAATTTTAACAAAACAAAAACACAATGTATGATATGAATTTAATAATTTTATTAGAAGTAGCATCAGCAGTATTAGGAGTAATCGTAGTAACAAGTCTTTGTGTAGTATTTACAATATTAGGACTCTCAGGGCGTTTACAGTTTAAAAAGAAAAAGAAAAAGAAAGGACATCAAGGGTGGTAAAATGAAAAGAACAATATCTGATTTATTTCCAGAAGATACAATAAATCCTTCTCACTATAAAGGTGAGGTGGAGTGTATAGATGCAATAAAATCATCTTTGGGAACAAACGAGTTCAAAGGATATTTAAAAGCAAGTATCATAAAATATCTTTGGAGATATGAAAAGAAGAATGGTGTTGAAGATTTAAGAAAAGCTGAATGGTTTTTAACAAAATTAATTCAAGAAGAAAATTTTTATAAATCATAGTACAATGGATATATTAGTTTGGATTTTTACTATTCCTGAAAAAGTATCTTTATTTTTATTTAATTTAACAATATGGACAGTAATAATCTATTATATAGTAGATGAAGTAAGGAAAAGATTATGAGTAAAGTTTTCATAGGAGTAATTGTAGTTTTAAGTTTAGCATGTTGGTGGCTTTGGAATGAAAATCAAAGACTAAGAGAAAACAATGCTCAACTAAATGTAGCAGTAGAAACACAAGAAGAAACTATATCTACCTTACAAGAAGATTTTGCGACACAAGGACAAGAACTAACAGAATTAACTAAAAGAAGTCAAGAAGCACAAAAAGAAATGAATCGCTATCTTGATATTTTTAGACGACATAATTTAACAAAGCTAGCAGCTGCAAAGCCAGGTTTAATAGAAAAACGAGTAAATAAAGGAACAAAGGAGGTATTTGATGCGATTGAGCAAATTAGTAGGAATATTGATTGTCTTGATGGTAGTGCTAACGAGCTGTGCAACAACACGACAGATTGAAGTTAGTTCAAAACCCATAGATAGACAAATAATACAACCTATATTACCACGAGAAATAGATTTAAAAGAACCAAAGTGGTATGTAGTATCAGATAAAAATATAGAAGAATTTTTAGAAAGAGTTAAGAAAGACCAAGGTCAAGTAGTTTTTCTTGCTATGTCTGTACCTGATTATGAATTAATGGCATATAATACACAAGAATTAAAAAGATATATAACTGAATTACAAACAGTAGTTGTATATTATAGAGAGGTTACTACAGTTGCTGATTAAATTTTATAAAGAAATGTTTTGTAAAAAAGAAGAAGAAGAAAAATGTCCTTACTTACAATGGGTAGAGGAACAAGAAGAAGTATTAAAACATATAGATAAGAAAAGAAAAGATGATAGAGTTTCTTCGTGAGTGGTGGGCTATGCGAAAAGCAAGTAAGTGGTTTGATAAGAATCCTGCTGCTCAAGCTAGATTTGAAGATTTAGAAGATTGGCTTGAGGAGCATGAAGAAAGATTAGAGAAGTTGGAAGAACAACTTTCACAAGAGTCTGTTAGAAAATGGGCTGAAGGAGAAAACAATGGCTAATGAAAAATTTAGTGGCGATATGTCTCGAAATGAAGTTGAAATAGATTTAAATAAATTTATGGAAATGATACAAGAAAACCAAGCTTTAAAACAAAAAATATTTGAAATGGAACAAGGAGAAAAAGCAAATCCATGGCAGAAGTGGATTCATTTATCTGCCATGATTGATGCTTGGAGAATTTTTCCTAGAGCATTCTTAGGAGTATATATCTTTTTACTATATTATTCTGTAATGTGGTTTATGGCACTAGAAAGTCCTACACTAGAACAATCAGGATTAATTAGTATAGTTGTAGGAGCAGGGGCAGCCTGGTTTGGACTATATGCTGGGACATCAAAAGATAAGATTAACTCAAAATAGTTCTTGACATATAGTTTTATTTTTAGTATAATATATCATTATGAATATTTTTATATTAGATGAAAACATAGAAAAGTGTGCACAATATCATTGTGATAAGCATATCATTAAAATGATACTAGAATCAGCACAGTTATTGTGTACAGCACATTGGATAAATAAATATGCAGGATACATACCGAGAAAAATTACGAGCGAAGAATGGGAAAAAGTTAGGGTACAAAAAACGAATGACCCACGCGATTTTCCTTATCTTCCTACTATGTACAACCACCCTTGTAGTATTTGGGTACGCGAGTCTCTCGACAACTATGAGTGGCTCTATAAATTGGCCGATGAACTCAACAAGGAATACGGCTACAGATATGGAGGCAAATCTCATAAATCGATGCATGATGTTATCGCACAATTACCCGACCTCGATATACCGAGGATTGGACTTACACGGTTTGCACTCGCTATGCCAGACTCGTGCAAAACAGATAATGCAGTCGAAGCATATAGAAAGTTCTACCACGAAGACAAAGGAACATTCGCAACTTGGAAAGTTAGAGGAGAACCCGAATGGTGGAATGTAGACGAAGCTTGGACTGAAAAAAGAATTACTGCAAGATGAGAACAGTAAAAAGAAAAGCTCATGAGAACCTTACTGATGATAACATCAGTAGGGTAATCTCATTTTTAAGACAAGATAATCCTATCACAAAGAAAGAAGCTTGTGAACTTCTGAATATTAGGTATAACACGACCAGACTTCAGAATATCATAGATGACTTTGAAGATACTCTTGAAAGAAAAGAAAGATTCAAAGCTGAGAAGAGGGGGAAACCTGCTTCTGAAGATGAAATAAAACAAGTCGTGAGGGGTTACACAAATGGAGAAAATGTATCTAAAATAGCAGAGGGAATGTATCGTTCTCCTGCTTTTGTAAAAAATATTATTACAAGACTTGGTATTCCAGAAAAAATGCCAAAAAATTATAATAATAGGAGAGATATACTTTTACCTGAGGAATGTGTAGCAGAAGAATTTCAAGTGGGAGAAAAAGTTTGGCTTCCAAAAGAAAACTATTTTGGTATTATAAAAAGAGAACATACTTTAGAATACCAAAAAAGCATGCCAGGCTTAGGAGAATGTAATTACTTAGAAAAGTATGGTGCTAGAGGCTATCAAGTTGATGTTCTAACACCTTGTGATTTAAGTCAAACTATGTTTCCTTGGCTAGATGGCAATAAGGCAGGGTATCAATCCTTTGCTCTTGCTTATGATATAGGAAGCATAAAACACTTGGAGAAATACTTATGATAGGAACACTAAATGGATATTTTATCAATAATAGCAGTATTTTGGTTTGCAGGAGTATTAACAGCTATGTATAGCTTATACTATCCTGCATGGCGATTTGTAAGAGATGCAAAACCAAAGAATATATTTGTGCAAAGGAAAGTACTTGCACTTATAGTAGTATTTATTATGTTTTCAATTACACTACCTTTTCTAACAATAACAATGTTTTCTGATGATTTATCAGAAAGGTTTAGAAAGGGTTTCGCAAAAGGAATGTTAGGAATACCAAACAATGGCATACAGTAAAGAAGTAGTAGATAGATTTGAAAAAGTTTTACAAAATCCAAAGGATTTTGCAGTAGGTAAATTTGACCCACAAGCACCTAATGTAGCAACAGCTATGGTAGGAGCACCTGCGTGCGGTGATGTTATGAAACTACAATTAAAACTAAATGAAGAAGGAGTCATAAATGGAGTCAAATTTAAGACTTATGGTTGTGGCTCTGCAATAGCTTCATCTTCATTATTTGTAGATATGCTACAAGGAAAAACAATAGAGGAAGCAAAACAAATAACAAATCAAGAAATAGCAGATATTTTAAGCCTTCCAGCAATAAAAATGCACTGCTCTATATTAGCTGAGGAAGGCATAAAGAAAGCTATAGAAAACTGGGAAGAAAAAGAAACACATAGAAAACATAACCAACCCGAAAAATGGGAAGACCCGAATGGTTATGGCTATTAAAAATCATAGAAAAGAGTGGGAAGACCACATAATAAACATAGTAAAAGTTTTAGATATGCATATATTTAATGTTAATGAAGATGTATCACATCACATTAGACAACGGGATTTATTACAACAATGGTTACACAACCAAAAATCATGGATAAAATATAATGAAAACAGACCTACTGAAACTACTAAAACTTCATCTTCAAGGTGAAGCAGCAAAACACAAAGCAAACTTAACAGTATACTTCAATAATCCTGCTGGAATAGGAGAACACCCAGATGTGGTAGAAGCAATGCGAGGAGAACTTTCTAAGTTATCCGCTGCTGAGGAAGATTTGCTTACATTGGACAAGCATTTTTCTGAGTAAACAAAAAATAGTTCTTGACTTCACCTCTAATTTTTAGTATAATATAAATAATTGAAAAAACAAAGTTATGAGTGATAGATTTTATAGGCAAATGTTAGAGTCCACTGGTTGGGCACCTGGCTATAGAAATACTAAAACTCTTAATGAGTATGAACAAAAATTTGGAAAAACACGGAGAAAAAGAATGGCATGGGACGACACTAAGAAGGCACAAGCTATACAGATGTATCAGGAGGCAGAACCAACTCCTGAAACAAGCGTGGAGATAGTAAAAGAGATAGCTGAAGAGCTATTAGAATCTCCAAATGGGGTAAGAATGATACTCACAAAAGCTGGAGTATATGTTAGAAAAAACCCTGTTTCTACTTCAAGTAAATCAAATGGAAATGGTGGCGGGAGAGTGAGTGTAGCAGATGCTCAATCTAAATTGACTGCTGTATTAACTGATGCAGGTCAAGAGGTAGATGCAGCTATTATAGCTAAACTTACAGGAAAAGCAGCCGTTTATTTTGCAAATATAGTAGAGAACATTAACAGTTAGCATTGCTGTTGCGGGCAAGGGGCATTGAGTTGACCCCTTGCTTTTTTAGTATCTTTTAAGACCACCTCGACAACTAACGATTCAAAATATTTTGTTGGATTAGTTCGGAGGAAGAATGACAAAAGATGACTTCAAGAAGAAGATAGATGATGCAGGCGACGCAGTAATAACATATAAGAGTCTGCGTTCGAAAAAACAAAAGTATAACATTTGCACTAGAGATTTCTCTACGAAGTATATACAAGAAAAGAAAACTCGTGCAAAAGAAGATGCTACAACAGTATTATTATTTTGTTGGGACACTGATTCATACAGACTATTAAAGTTTAAAAGTGTAATCAGTATACTACCGTTAAATCGAATCCTTAAAAATGATTGATTTAACAGCACCAAGCATTTATGAAAAAGTAATTCAGGAAACTGAAACAGAACAAGTGCGCCTTGTTATTAATACCTTCCGAGATATAGAGTACTTATCAATAAG